CTTGGGGTTCGTATAGATCTTCGTCAGCACCTGGACCCGCTTGCCGACCAGGAAAGACGGGCTCCACGGAGGACCGTCCTTCGACGGGGCCGGCACGCCAGCGGCCCCGCAGACCGCGCGGTACTGCCAGCGCCGCTCCTTGATCCGCGGGATCCGCGTGATCGTCGCCGCGTATCCGGCCGGAGCGTCGATCTCGACCTTGACCTTCAGCATGTTCCCGCCGCTTCCTGGGAACGTCCGCTCGGCCCATGGCTCGACCACCCACGCCGCCTCAGTGATGCTGCCCGTGTATTCGCCCGGCTGCAGCAGCTTCGACTCCTGCTCCTCGCCGCCCCAGTCGCCCCAGTCGATCGCGTCGTCAGACATTCGTCGTCTCCTTCGTGAAACCCATGCGGGCCGCATACGCTCGGACCGCGTCCATGTGCTCGTGCGTGTAGCGGTAGTGCCCGTACCGCTTTTCCGGCTTCGCCTGCCGGATCACCTTCCTGATGTCCCAATCGCCCAGGCACGGGATCTCCGCCATCACCGCCTGCCGGAACTCAGCCCACCGCATCCAGGCCCGCGGCTGGCCGTCGCCACGCATCCGGCCGAAGGCGAACCAGTCGCTCATGCCTCCACCTCGCGCGGCTCGATCGCGTCGTGCCGCTTGCCGATCTCGACGTCGAGCCGGTTCCGCTGGCTCTCCGTCATGTCGCCCGCGGTCACGGCCTGGTCGGCCTCGTCGGCGATCTGACCGAGGGCCTCGACCGTCTCGGCCGCAGCCACCCGCTCCAGCCAGCCGCCACGGGGCCTCGGGGCCGGAACCGCCCGCGGGCCGGCGAACAGCGGAGCGAGGGCCTCGATCGTCATGGGCAGCTCGGCCGGCAGGCCGTATCGGTTCTTCGCATCCCAGGCCGCGGTCCGCTCCGCGAACAGGATCCGCTCCTTCCCGCCCTTGGCCCGGGTCCGGCCGCCGGTCCCCTCGACCAGCCGCGTCCGGTAGTTCGCGAACAGGAGGGCGTCGGCCCACTCCTTGACGAGCGGGGCCACCTGACGCGAGAGCTTCAGTTCGTACCGATCCCAGCCCTCGTCGAGGTCGGGCGGCGTCGTCCGCTTGACCGTCGAGTGGCCGACAAACACGACGTTCACGCCGCGGTCGATCAGGTTGTCGGCCATGCCCAGGAACGCCGACATGACCTCGGCGAGCTTCACGAACCCCTTGCCGAAGCCGTAGTCCTCGACGCTCCGCTTGCCGTCCTTGCGGAGCATGTGCTCGAGGGCGAGCCGCTCGGCCCAGTCGACCGAATCGACGACCACCGTCTCGAAGCCCTGGGCGTTGCCGCCGAGGTCCACCATCGCCCCCTGGAGCGTCATCCAGTCGGAGCACCGGACGCGGGCGCAGTCGATCTGCCGCGTGCCGTCCTCGGTGTCGAGGATCACAGGGTTCGGGAACTGTGCCGCCAGCGTGCTCTTTCCGATGCCCTCGGTGCCGTACAGCACCACGCGGGCCGCTCCGCGGCTGACGCCGCGCTCGATCTTGATCGCCATCACTTCCCCTCCATTCGCCGGACCGTCTCATGGTCGACCCAGCCCGCGCGGGCCAGCGTCGTGAAATCGGAGGCGGCCGGTCCGTCGACCGCCCCCGACCTGGTGCATCCATGCCGACCGGCATCCCGCCGGCATCCTCCGCCGCGGCATCCGCCACGGGGCTCCTCCATGCGATTCATCACCACCGCCAGGCCGACCGCCACGGACCCGAGCGTGAACGTCATCACGAACGACGCCGCCACGATCAGCCAGAATCCCAGCCACGCGTCGCTCATCGCAGCACCTCGCCTTCGGTGTCGTTCGCGATCACGCGGAACTCGTCGAGGCTGGCCTTTGCCCGGAGGAACAGGGCAGGGCCGGCCGGGATCGCGTAGAGGCCGTCCCCGACGGGCCGGGCCTGGGCGACGAGCTGCTCGAGCACCCGCCCTGGGGCCATGAGCTTCTGGATGGCCCGGGCCTTCCGCTGTAGGAAGGCCTCCCACGGGCCTTCCCGGTAGTCGCGCCGATGGTGGGCGTGATTGTTGTGCATGGTCAGGCCCTCGCGATGTGCGAGACGGGAGCCACGAGCACGCCGCAGTCGACGTCGACCAGCACAGTCGAGCCCTCGACGCCGATCACCCGCCCGGCCCACTGCTTGCCGCCGCTGGACCCGTTGATCCAGTCGCCGATCGACGGCAGCGGCCGACCGTAGACGTCCTGCATCCCTGCCACCGCCGCAGCGGCTTCCGCATCGCCCGGCATCCGTTCGTTGGCGTCCATGCCCATTGTTTCCTTATCTCCAAATTGAGCCGGCGAGCCAGAGCAGATGATGAATCGCCCTGGCTGCCTGCGAGTCCGTTCCAAGCTCTTGCCCGATACGCACGAGCACGAGCACCGTCATGAGCCGATTCCAGTCAATCCGTCGCATGGCCTGCTCCTGACTGCGGGCGGGAATGTATTCTCCCGATCTCCAATTCGTCAACAGCATTTTTTTCGGCTCGTGATCCAGTAAGATTTAGGCCGTTTTTCGGCCCCTGGGGCGGCGTCCGCAGAGTTTGCCCTCGGCCCGCAACTTGTCGCGCTCGCGTGCCAGACGCTCCAGTTCGTCGGCGTCGTAGACGTAGACGCGGTCGGAGATCCTCTCCGACCAGATCTCGCCGCGGCAGGCCATGCCTCGAACGTGCGAGACCGTGCAGCCGTACACACGCGCGGCCTCGTCCGTGCCGCACAGCCGCCGCTTCGGAGGGAGTCTGACTGGCATCTTCATGGCCTCCGTAGCGTAGGGGTTCGGGGCCGTGAATCAACACGGCGGCCAGAGGTTCACCCGCGGACCTGTTTCGCGGCCTCGATCATGTCGGACAGCCGGCCCTTCGTGATGCCGGCGGGGATGCGGATCCCGAGGTTCTCCGCGTAGGCGATCTGCCTGTCGGTCGGGGCGTCGGTCCGCCAGGAGCCGGGCCACCTGGGCCACGACAGGACGCCGCCGGCCGCGACGAGCACGGCCACCGCGGCCGCGAGCAGGCCACCGTCCTTGGTGAACGGCAGCACGACCGCCAGGACGCCACACGTTCCGATCGCGAGGAACAGACCGGCGGCCCGGACGAAGTAGACGAGGAACGCCATGACACCGGTGTCCATCGAACGGCCTCGGATTCTGGCTGCGGTGTCCGGCCCTGTTTTGGCCCTGGTTTCCCGGGCAGGATTGAAACGTTTGAAAGTGGCGGGGGTGTTACCGAACCATTGAGCGACCAACGGTGCAGCGGCCAATCGGCACGGCCGTCACAACCGGAAGTCGCCAAGGAAGGGGGACGCACAGCACGGAAGCGTGACCTATCCCTTAGCCGGAGGTACGCACCATGACACTCGACCGATTCCTGACCGACGTTTACGTTCCGCTTCGTCTCCGCGGCCGCTCGCCAGAAAGCGTCCGCCTTCTTCGCCATGCCATCACCCAGTTCTCCCGGTGGCTTGGCCGGCCCGCCACACTGGACGACCTCGACGACCTGGTCGTCTCCCAGTGGCTCGCGAAGATGGCCGAGAAGAAGTCCCCCAACTCCGTGTCCCGCGAGCGATCGGGGATCCTAGCCCTGTGGAATCTGGCCCAGGGCCGGGGGCTCGTGCGGCTTCGCCCGACAGTCGCGCCCGAGCTGATCCCGCAGTCCACGCCGCGGGCCTTCACGACCGACGAGCTGGCGCGGCTCGCGGAGGCCGCGAAGTGGTCGAGCGGGTGGGTGGGGCCGGTACCCGCCAACGTGTTTTTCCAGGCCCTGATCGCGGTCGGGCTCGAGACGGGCGAGCGTATCAACGCCCTCCTGAAGACGCCTCGGTACTGCTGGCAGCGCCCGACGTTGACCGTGCCGGCGGTGATCCGGAAGGGGAAGCGCCAGGAACGGGTCTATGAGCTGTCCCCCGAGGCCTGCGCCCTGGTCGATCGCGTGGTCGCTCACGACGGGCCTACGGTGTTTTGGTGGATCGCGTCGGACACAGCCCTCCGGAAACGGTGGAAGACGATCACGCGGCGGGCCGGGCTCGGGGACGGCCGCGACGTTCAGTTCCACGCGCTCCGCAGATCGACAGCGTCACACCTCGCGGCCGCCGGCCTCGACGCGACAAGCTACCTGGGGCACTCGACGGACCGGATCACGCGGCGGTCATACCTCGACCCGCGAGTGGTGGACGCGAGCCGGCCGAAGGCCTGGCAGAGCCTACCGCGGATCTTCAAGCCGGAGTCGGAACCACCGGCACAATCGGCATGATCTGGCCGCGGTGCCAATGTCACCCCCGGATGTTGCCGAACGCCGAATCCGGTGACGCATGATCGGCACGACCGGTGCGATCGACCTCCGGCGCCTTGCACCCCGGCCCGCGGAGCGTCCCCGCGTTGATCTCGGGCCAGAGGGCCTCGGAGTGGATCGCCGCGAGCAAGCCCCAGGCGGCGTGCGGCAGATGGTCCTCGGACCGGTCGCCGGCCAGGTAGCGGTTAATGTGCCGCAGGGCGTGGTTGAGGAGGTCGTGTACGGGCATCCCCCGCTCCCAGTTGAAGTCGCCGTACTTGGCCGCCCCCTCCGCGCACGTCCTCGCCACGGCCTCCAGCCCGATCGGCGAGATCAGGTCGAACCGGGTCGCCTCCGCATCGCTCGACCGGACCGCCCCGCTCGCGAACCGGACGGTGTCTCCTGCCTGCTCCTTCACGTTGTCTGCCTCCTGATAGTGGCGAATCATGTTGATCGTGTGGACGAGAAGGGCCGCCAGAGAACCGCTTGTTCCGGTCCAGGCCCCGGAGAACCGCCGCGCCCGCCGCTCGGCCTCCTCGAGCTGCTCGTCTGTCAGCCACACCCCGCTCATTTCTGCTCCCGGTAGCCTCAGATGTGCAGGACCTTGGCGATGTCCTTCCCGGCCTGCTCCACGTGTTCCTCGCTGGCCGTAGGGAACAGGGCGTGGAGCAGCTCGTGGACGATGATCGTCATCCGGTGCCGGCCACGGAGGCCGT